CTTTTGATCGCTTTATTGTTATTATTATGCGATCATCACCATGTTACTGAAGATTCAGAACAGTGAATTTACGATAGTAGACGTTAACACCATTCTCAAGCGCACCAGTTGCGGCTGGCTGAACGCCACCTTTCGCGAAGGGATTCATGACCATGCCGTAGCGGGTCTTGAAGCCAATTCTTGGCTGGAAGCTGTCAGGATCAATTGCACGAACCATTTGCAGAGGAACATAGGGGCAGTAGAAGACGCCTGCGTCGTATACTGCGGAACCTTTGTATCCAGATACAACATAGTTCTGAGTAGCAATTGAGTAGGGGTCAATGTAGACTTTAACGCGACCAAACAGCGTACCAACGAAGGTATTGCCAGTTGGATCTACTTCAAGATTAGTTTGACCAGTGAGACCTGATTGGTAATCAAGCAGACCAGACATCGCGAGTGCGGAAGCAACGTCGCTGGATGTGATCAGAATGTTACCCTTTCCTCTACGAGTTTCTCTCGCAATCTTGTTCAGATCGCGCTCGATAGCGAAAATCAGGTTCTTGTACTTCTCAACCTGCCATCTGCCGTCGATGTCTGCGCTACCAGTAGCAAGGTTCATGCTACCAGCATCAGCAGGACCACCAACTTTAGCGATTGAATAAACTGAACGTACAACTTCTCTGTTGATTTCAGCAAGGATTTCTGTTGACAGAATATTGCTGAGTTCAGTCTCTGCGTCCAGACCATGAACTGCCTTGAGATCTTGAGCAAGTTCAATTGAGTAGGACGCTTTCAGCTGACGGGTCTTAGCGGTAACAGTTACTTTCTCGATTGAGAAGCCCATTTCTGCGCTGATGTTTCCTTCGCCAGTGGCGGTGGAAAGACCATTACCAGTGTTCGCTAATTTAAAATTAGCATTGTCAGCTGGATTGGTGCTATCGAGAACTAGGTGTGAACCAGTTCCTGAGAATGCAGTATTGGCTTCATTGTAGAATGCTTCTGTTCCGAGTGTTTGACCACCATATACAGATCTCATTGCGAAAATAAGACCAGTAGGACCATTCATTGGCTGAACGCCAACGATGTCATATGCCATAAGATTTGGCAGTGAACGACGGATCAGGCTGATCAGAATAGGATCATAACCTGCACCAGGACCAGTTTGCGTGGCAGCAGTGGTAAAACCACCAGATGAACCAACAACGTTGGTTGGGGTTGCTTCGTTCAGAATACCAGCTTCTTCGCGGAACGCTCTTTCTTGATTCTCCAGAATTGCCGCAGTGACTGCTCGACGATGTGGGTCAGCAATCTTTGGGAGTTCGGGATGGTCAAGAACTGGCGCCCACTTCTTTTGTAATGTTTCGGTTAAAAACATAGTAGTGTGCCTCTTTATTTAATTAAAGTTCTTGAAATTGCATTAACATAATCATTCATTACTGCAGAAGTTACTACAGGATCTTCCTGAGGAACATCTTCGTGTAATGTTTCGATCAAGGAAACTTGATCTTTTCCAACTTTCTTTGAGAAATAGCTCTCTTTGATTACTTCGAGCTTTTCCCTATACTCACCATCTGCGGTGAACTCTACACCCTCTGCGAGTGTCTTCATCTTCTCAATCTGAGTGGTCGTCAGACCTTCACAAACTGAAAGGAGAATTTCTTTCTTTTCGCCTTCTTGAATCTGCTTCCACATCTCAATGTTTCTATTGAGTACAGTTTGAAGTTCTTCTTGAAGTTCATCAACTTTAGCAGAAAGTTCTTCAACGACGCTAACCTTCTCTTCGGGAATGTCGATGTAGTTTTCTGCGAATAGATTACGAAGACCATTGATAAAGTCTTCAACAATTTCTGAACGAAGACCAGATTGAATTGCAACTTTATGCTCTTCTTTCCATTCATTGATTGCGTATCCAAGATAGCTGTCAATGTTTTCTTCCAGATCTGCTTTGATTTCTTCGATTGATTGTTCAGCTGCTTCGAGAATTTCTTCTTCGAGCTGCTCAACAACAGTGATTGCTCTAGAAATAACAGCTGTTTCAAAAATCGTAGCTGCTTTTGCTTTGAAATCTTCAGAAAGATTTTCTTCGCCAAAGAGCGCAGTCATATCTTCTTCGATACCAAGATCTTTCATTGCTGTGCGAATCATTTCGATTTTAGCTTCTCTTGCTTCAGCAAGTTCTTCTTCGGTTAGCTCAAATTCTTCTTTTCTAACCATTTTGCCAGTATTATTCATCGCATTACGGAAATGTCGTTCTTCTGCTTCCGTATCGTTTGCCAAATTTGCATTAAGAGCTTTTTTCAGATGCGACATAACTCTTGATCCATGAGTTTTCACTATTTCTTTTTTAATTGCTGTTGCTTTTTCTAGACTATTTTCTCCACCTTGAGCATGTTGACCAACATACTTATTGTAAAGAGTACGAACTGATGGTGTGCCTTCCATAAGATCAGTTTCTTCTTCGAGGGCATTCAGTTCTTCTTCAAGTTCAGCAAGTTCTTCTTCTGAAAGTGAATCGATGTATTCATCGAGTTCTTCTTCGGTGAAAAGAATATCTTCATCGGATTCTTCTTCTTCCTTTACAGTGCCTTTTGATGCTTCGGGAGCAACTGGCTTTCCTGCTGGAAGTGGTGGAACTTTGGTAGCATTTGCTGATGCTTTCTTACCAACTTCCCCACCATCGGGTTGTGAATTTGTAGAGCCGCCGAGGTCAACGACTTCGCCTTCTAGTTTTTTGGTTCCTTCAGCTGGTGCGCTTGACTTTGATCCACTCAGAATTTCAGCGGCAGCTTCTGCTAATGTTTTAATTGCCATGAGGTTAAACTCCTGTCCTTATAGTTTTATTTATATAAATTACAATTTGGAGATGAAGTTGGCGAATTGACGCAATTTAACTTCTTCCAATTGTTTTTGCTTTGCCCTTTTAATTTGCTTTTGCATTTGTTCAATCTCCATTTCCTGGAGAACACCATTCATAAAAACCCATTCTTTATTTTCCATAATACCGCGAACAAACGCATCAGGCGCTGAGGGGTCAGCAACTATATCTGCCGCTGTGGCAAGATAAAAGTCGTCTTGGACCAACTGATAACCATTTGATGGTTTCAGTGATCCCATTCCTCGAGAAGATACACCTAATTTTGCACCTTCATCGATTAAATTTTTAACAATATTACCATAAGGTGTACCAAGAATTTTGGCTTTCCCAATGTAGTTATTACCATCTTCTCTAAGTGAAACGATCATATGTGAAACGCGATCGAGATTAATAGATGGTGAATCGGGGTGTCCTAATTCGCCAAATGCTCTCTTTTCATTAATGTATTCTCTTTCGTATCTTTTTACTTCGCGCTCCATGATGGGCTTTGGATAAACCCTACCATTTCTGTTCTTCTGTTCTGATTGCATGAAGACGCCTTCAATGAAATGGCTTTTCTGCCCATTGTTCTCTTCAACGAGATATTTGACTTCTTCGACTGTTTCGATGATTAGTTTCATTTTAGAGTCCCATTGATTTCCGTTTCATTAAAGATCGCCTTCTTTTAATTAAAGATCTGGCTAACTTTGCTCTTCTTTTTACTTTCGCTTTTCTTGCGCCCATTTTTCTGCGAATTCTTTCCGCTGGTGACATTCTAACTAGTTTGCCACCGCGCAATGTGAATCCTTTCACCGCAGAAACTTTTTTTCTTCTCTGAACTTTTCCGCCGCGAATTCTTACCTTCACGACCTTCGTTCTACCCAACTTCATCACATTACCAGATCTGGCTTCATTAACGAACTGTTTAAATGTTTTGCTCATTGTAGATTCTTAAATGCGAATGCTGATGCTTTTGCTAAACTTTCTGGATTTGCGTTAATAAGTTTTGTTAACTTATCTTTGTTTCCAGGAGTCATTTGGTCGTGAAGATTTAATAAATTTGTTGCTGTAGTAACATTAACTCTTGTTCTGCCGCCATTCTTAAACTTCACATCACGAATTTCATTGTTTTGTACAATTTTTTGTAATTGTTGTATTACTCTATTTTCAAATAAATTGCGTTCTTCACCAACAGAAACAACACCTTTCTTACTACCATAAGGAACGCTGAATGTCAACTTCAACTTGCTGTTATAATAAAGAGCTACTCTTTCTCCAGTTGGAAAATCTCTAACTCCTGTTCTGCGCAATACAAGAACAGGAGGTGGATCGTTTAACCCTTCACTAAGAGACTCTCTTTCGTAGGGAGTCTTATACTTTTTTCGTAACTCTTCGAATAGCATTAGGAATTAGTTTCCTTTTTTAAATGCAGATCTGTTTCTACCAACAGTAGCACCAATTCTATCAGATTTTCCAGCAGCAGACATAGCTTTATTTAAATGATTTTCTTCTGCATCCATATTGTTTTTCATATTGGCATTAATGGCTTTCTGAAGATGTCCCATAACTTTTGGTCCATGAACTTTCGTTATGGCTTTTTCGACTGCATCTGCTCTTTTTGCGCTATTTCCTTTATCGCTAGTGTAGTGACCAGCCCACTTATTGTAGAGAGCTCGAACTGATAGGTCACCTTCCATAAGCTCAAGTTCTTCTTTCATCTCTTTATCGTCGTCTTCTTCATCATCTATTTCACCTTCATCTTCTTCATCATCTTCTTCGTCTTTGCTTTCAAGCATTGCTTTAGCAACTGCAATCTTTTCTTGCTCTAGAGCGAAGATGACTTTGCTTGCAATTTTTTCTTGAATCGCTTCTTTAAATGCAACAGCATTTTGTTCTGCAATTAAATCTACTAATCTGCTCATCTATTTTCTCCCAGAAAATAATTCTTGTTGGGCTTTTATATTTATATCATCAGGTGGTTGATCAACTTGTTGTTGCGGAGCCATCTGTTGATCTGCGCCTTGTTGCAACATTGCATTTGGATCTTGCGTTGGATCTTGTCCAGGCGCATTTGGATCTTGAGGAATTTGTCCAGGCATTCCAGGAGGCATCATTGGCTGTGGATTTTCTTCAAACTCTTTATCCATTTCTTCTTGCATCTGTTCAATTTCATCTTCATCCATGTGAAGAACATTTTCTTGAACCCACTTCTTAGAAAAGAAACGACCAATGTATGGATCTACTTGTACAAGAATTGCTAATCTGTTCTGTAGAAGTTCAGCTTCTTTGAGTTCATAGAAATTGTTATCTTTCAGGAAATCATAATGAATGTCTTGCTTAAACTCTTCCCATTCTTCAAGTGAACAAATACCCTTGAGTGATAATTGTTTCGACATCAAATCATCAAACAGAATACTGAAACGATCACGAAGTTTATTAATGAACTTCATGAACTTCAGTTCATCACGAGTAATTTCAGTTGATCTTCCTATGCTGAATCCAGTTGAAGGTTCAATTCTAGAAATTGGAACTGATAATGCTTTGTATAGTTTGTTCTGAAAATACTTGACGTCTTCAAGTTCACCAAGGTTTTGTCCAGCGGGAAGTGTGGTAATTTCTGTATTCTTATCACCGTGTCTTGGAATCCAGAAATCTTCGAGAATAGATTGAAATCTTCTGTCGTCTCGTACATCACCAGTGGTTGGATCGTATACAAGTTTGTTTCTGAATTTCATCATCATATTTTGCAGATATTGTTCTGCTTTAATTCTTGGCATCTTACCAACGTCAACATAGAACACACGTCGCTCGGGTGCGCGCGAGAGTCTGTAAATTACAATCGCATCTTCAACGAAACGTAATTGATTGAGTGGTCTGATTGCTTTATGCAAATATGACAGAACAACTTGCTTAGTTGGATCTGTTAATCCTGATGTAATATACGCAATTGAATCTTTAGCGAATGTAATCGCGCCAGCAGATGGACCAATTAGTTGTGGAATGTTACCATTGTCAATCTTGGTTAGATTCTTATCATTGTAGATGTAGAACTCATCAATTCTATCTACAATTTCACGACCATCTTCATCTTTCTTCTTTACGACGTTGCGTATTTTTCTAATTCTTCTTGGGTCGATATAGATGAGTTTTTGAATGCCATCTCTAGGATTATCTTTATCAATGACTACATGAAAATACATCCTACCATCTACATACCATCTACGAAAAATGTCAGCACCATCATTACCAAAGTTCAAGAGTTTTAATATGTTTTGAAATTCATCTCGAATTTTTTCTTTGATTGCGTCTTTTTGTTCAAGATCGTCTAGAATGATACTGACTGTTTTTGATTGTTTATCGTGGACAACAGCTTCGTTTGTGATATCGTCGATTGCTGATTCTAGTTCTGGTTGAATTGCCATCGTGCGATATTTTGTGACGAGATCAATTTCAGATCGATATGATCCGTCGATGTCAACAAAGAATCCATACGATCCAGTTGTGGCAATGCTAACAGAACCATCATCCGCAACTGGTGTGATTGGTGTCTGTGTCTCTACATCGACCTGTTCTTTGTCGCGTACAAGTTCAAATCCAAATAATTTAATTGCCAAATTCGTGCTCCAATAGATATGGGGGAGGAAAATCCTCCCCCTCTACTTTTATTACGATAAACCGCCGAGATTACGGACGGAACTCACAGCATTAGTGACAGAATCAACAGCACCAAGGATGCTACTAACTGCGCCTTGATCGTCAGAAGTCCAGTACTGGAATGCGAAAGTAACTGAGAATTCTTCAACCTGATCATTTGCAGCCCAACTAACTTCAATTGGAGATATATCAATTGGGAACATACCAAAGAAATAATATTCTTTGATTCTATTTCCGCGCTTACCATATTGAACAACAGAGGCTTCTACACCATATCCAGTTTGAACGTTGGCTGCTCTTGGATCTCTGAGGTTTCCGACAGGATCATTGATGCCAGCAATCCATCTTTCCATTGAATTTCTAACTACGAAGTCTTCGTCGTTGATTATGTTAACTGTCCACTCAGGATATGTCCTGTTGCCAGCAAGTTTCACTTCTCTACCGAAATAGAATACAGGAGCAATACCAATAGTGCTGCCTGGAAGCTGCGCAGTATTGCACATAAATCTAAATTTTTCATCAATTCTTCCCTGCGATTTCGCCCATCCAGGAACATTCATTCTCACTTCAAACAGGTTTGGTCTTGCACCATCACCAGTCATTTGTGAACGAAATTGATTTACATTGAACGCCATTTTATTCTCCTATGGGATTCTATTAAAGTTTACCAACAATTTCAG